TTCGTATTCTTTCATTTGATCCATAATTAAATAATTCATAAAATCTTTTACACGACCAGCCTGTAGTTCTACAGCTGGAGAACTAACTCCAACTATTTGTGTTCTAACTGGTCCGTCGGCTGGTAATAATTCTTTATATGCTTGTGCTTGAAACTGTGTGACTGCCTCTGCTAATACTGGGTGTGTTGCACCACTAGCTCCTTGAAAAGGCTCTGTTCTGTTTTCGTATTTAAATCCTAGAAGATCTAAACCTGATGTATAAGAACTTTCCCAATCTTTTCTTGATGCTTTGTAGTCCATATAGTTTTGCACCATGTCGTTACCAACTGGTTCTAAAACATCGTCAGGTAAAATATCTGCTAAGTTATCAAAGTGGTTTTCTGTGCCAGGTATATTGATTGCACCTGGTTCAAAGTCTATAGTCGCTCCACCGTCTTCTTCAGGTATAACTTCTACGGGACCTTTTTCTACAACTTCTTCTTGAACGTCAACTTCCTCCTCGCCTGGTACTTTGACCTCATTACGAGTGTTAGGGAGTCCTTTATCTATTTCTGCCATTTAATACTCCTATGTTTTCTTAGCATGTTTTAATATATCTAGCAACCCTTGAGACGTAGGCCCTTTTTCTGGAGGCTTGCCTGATGGATCACCTGCTTGTTTTGCGATACCACCTCCTGCAAAATTTAATGCAGTAGGTAATAGTTTTAAAATTTCATCTCTTCTTGCTTCTTTTGCTATATCTCCTTCAAAAGCTTTACCAAAAATATTTTGGTCTACAGAACCTAATTGTTGTAATCTTGCTAGATCAATTGCTTTTGACATAAGGTCTGCACCTTCAGTCATTCCTGATTGCATTCTTTTAGCAAAGTCTAAGTCTTGAACTCTTGTTTGAAAAGATTGATCAGCTGCCTCTTTCGCTGCTATAGCGTCTGCAAGATTTTTCTCTAAGGCAGGTGTTCGATCTTTTCCAAGTCTTCCTTTAATATTCCCTGTCTCGTCTAATAACCTTTGTGCTTTATCAACGTCTATCTGTGTTTGACCTAGTGCATCAGCTTCTCTAACGTAAGATCTAAAATTATTTATTATTTGTTTTTGTTGAGGGTTAAATCTTAACTTATCTAATCTTTCATCAAACGTCCCGCCTGCAGACATAAAATCATTATTAAATTTATAATCATCACCTAACATTAAATTAAACACACTATCACCCATTGCCTCTTTTAATGTTTTACCTTGAGATAACATATCATAACCAACTATGCCTCCCTCTGTCAAAGTGGTAAAGGCTATGGCTGCAGGACCTAGTAAGCCTCTAAGTGCAAATGCATTTTTTAAACCTTGTCCTGCTTTTAATATACCTTGTGCAAGAGCCTGATCTTGAGGAGATGCCCTGCCTGCTTTTTTTAAAATAGATTCTAATTTTTCTCTACCTTTAATTACACACGCACTACCTTGATTAAATTTAACTCTACCACCAAGAGCAAACTTTACATTAGGACAACCTAATTTTCCTAGATCTTGCGCCATTTTATCTTTAACAACAGCAATGTCAGTGGTTGGAGCTTTTGAAACCATTTTTTGTATTTCACTTGTCTTAATATCTCTAACGGGTGTCCCTGTTTTTTTTCCACCAATAGATTTTTTATAATCAATTCCTTTTCTTTCTATAAAAAATACTTGATTACCTTTTTCATCAAAAGTGTCTAAAACAGGCGTTAGTTTATTAAAACCAATTAATCCTTTGTATTCTGGTCCTAGTTTTTTTACAGCTGTTTTAAGATAGCCGTTTAATTCTTTATTTATTTCATCTAACCTTTTTAAAGATTCTGTTTTAGAATAATCTAATGCATATGCTTCGTTAACTAATTTGTTCATTGGTTTATCAAACTGAGCTAATTCTGCATTCATCCTGTCACTAATTACTGCTAAGTCACTAGTTGTTACATCTTCTCTTCCAGCAAGAGGTAGCATATGATGCACCACATATCCTTTACCTGCACCAAACTTAATCATTCTACCTTGTTTAAGTTTTTCAAATTTTCTTCTTTCGTCTTTAGAAATATAATCTTTTGTTGGATCTCTTGGTTTAATATTTGCAGGGTTGTTTTTTCTAAACTCGTCTCTTAATGCTATAGCTTCCTCTAGAGTATCTATGTTTCTGTATTTAGCTCCTGTTGTTCCTATTTTTTGTACATTTTTATCTTGAACTCTTACACGAACACCATATTTTCTTATTATTTGCCCAGTCTTTTTATTTTTAAAATCTGAATAGGTTATATTATCGTAACCAGGTAAATTTTTAAAACCTGAAACACCTTTTGATACTTTTCCTGTTTCTTTCATTTGTTCTTTACGAGTTAAGTTTTCAAATTCCAAATCTGTTCTTGGTCTAGATCCTCCTGGAGGAGTTCCTCTTTTAAGACCAATTCGTCCACCATCGTTAAACTCTTTTCTAAAACCAATGCCAAAAGCTTTTTGATCACCAGACATCCCTCCACCTATGGATAATTGACCGCCACCTACATCAAATGCACCACCAATATTTAAATCACTAACTCCTGGATTCATTCCAAGAGTTATGTTTTTTGTTAGTGGAACATCTATTTGATCGATCGGCACCGCTCTTCTTATAACCTCTTTTCCAAATTCTACAGGATCATTAGTTTCAAAATAACCACGCATACGTTTTTTATCTTCACTAGGTCTAGTGAGATAGTTCATCATTTGTCCATGCTTAACAGGATCTGACATTATTCTCCTAACATTCTAGCAATACCGCCTGATGAAAAGTCTTGATCAAAGTCTTGATCATCGAGCATTTCACCCTGTCTTCTAATAACATCATCCATTCGAGCATCTGGGTCTTCTGATATTTTTGCAGCTTTATCTTTTCTTTTTTTATTTTGAATCATTTCTCTGATTGTGGGTTTTTCACCAGTCGCATATTCTTTTAATTTTGAAACATCAGAATTAAGATCTTTAATATTATTACCACCAACCTCGTCTATTTCTATATCATAGTCATCAGGGCTTGTTTGTCTACCAACTGGACCTGATTCAGCTACTTGAAATTCAGCTGATGGTCTAGGATCTCCTTCATCAGGTAAAGGTTTTTTATATTTTAATTGAACAGTGTCTCCAAAAACATTATCTGGGCTTTCATATTCAACTGTAATAGCTCCCTCGTCTAAATCTTGTGTTACTCTCACGGTATTATCTTCATCTATTTTTTTAACGTGAACAATTTCTCTTTCCTTGGTTGCAAAGTTTTTAGTGACATCATCACCTTCTTGTATAACTTTGTTAACTAATGAATCAAACCATTCTGGTTTGCCTGCAACGCTAGGTGTTTTAACAACTTGTTTGACAGCTTCTTTACCAGCAGTCTTACCACCTAATGAGACAATACCCGTTTTAAGTGCAGCAGCTCCTCCTATTCCTGCACCAAGAGCTTTTAAGAAAGCACGTCTACCCATCTTAAAACCAGCACGACCACCTGTTGCAAAGTCTGAATCTATATCATCTACCATGCTGTCTATTTTATCTCTAAAGTCATCTTCTGTGCCTTTAAATTTTCCCTCTTTAACTGCTTTGTCATATGCTTTTTTAATTCTTAAATTTTCTGCAGCTAGTTTATTATCTCTCGTAATTCTTTTAGCTATCTCTTCTTCTGTCTCAAACGCTTGGCCACCCATAATATTTCTTTCAGGGTCTGGTATTTTTCTACCTTCAAGATCAAAAACTTCTGCACGTTTATCAAACTTACTACCTTTTAAGATGCCACCAAATTGTTTATCAAATGCTTTGTCTTGCATTTGTTTTACAATATTCAAAGCACCAATTAATTCTGACTCGCTTTTTATCAAACGAGGATCTATACCAAATTCTGTTAATCTTTCTGCCATAGCAGCCGTTGAGAAATCTACTGACTTTCTGTTAGCGATAGTCCCACCTTTTTCGTAAAGCTTTTTCGCTACATAATTTCTTAAAATTTTAGTCGACATTAATAATAGTTCCTTTTACGAGTCTCTGCCTTTTCATCTACGTAATCTTCAGGGTGATCGATCAG